TACAACTTTGATGCAGCCACTAATGAATGGGTTATCTCTTATGGGTCTACACCAAAGAATGTGGATGACATAAAGAAGTCCATGAAGGATCAGGTAAAGAGCATTGCATCATCTACTCTGGCTCATTCAGACTGGATGACTCACCGAGAGTCGGATGGTGGAACCGCTATGTCGGCGGATTGGAAAACGTATCGGGCTTCCGTGAGGGCCGAATCAAACGAGAAAGACGGAGAGATTGACGCGCTTGTTGATTTAGATGCGATCAAGGCTTATCAGGCTCACCCCATTGTTGAGGTGCGATACACCTCTACTTATGATGCGGAAGGAAAAGAAACCATTGGCCCCGGAACTGAATCAGTAAATAGAAACGTAGACCAAGTTACATTTGGTTGGCCCTCAGCACCGGATGCAGAGGTTGATCCATATCACGTAAGATACGAGTAATACCTAATGGCTATTTCCACATGGAATGCTACTACTGGCGATTGGGATGACTCTAAGTTTAGTCAACCGTGGGATGGCCCTGTAATAACAGTAGATGCTGGAGCGGCAACTACTTCAACTAGCATTCCTATAGCATCAGAGGGATCAAAGGCATATCCTGCTAAGGGAGATGCAGTATTAGCCGGTAAGGTTCCAATTGCTTCTGAAGGTAAGAAGATTAGTCCGTCGTATACTACGACAACTTTAAGTTCGACTGCACCAACTGCAGAGATTTTAAGGTTGTATTATGTCCCCACTGCAAGTCCCGGTCTGAGTTTAAGTGGAAAAGAGAACTTAGCAGTAACTGGTCATGCGGCTTTCCCAGATGCTGGTAATCTGTATTTTAACCCAGACGAATATCAATGGGATAATTATGTTGGGGCATGGGAAGATGCAACATTATCTTGGGATCAGTTTGTTAATACTGCTCCAACTGTAGACCAGACTCGCAGCCCAATCCCAGATGTAGGGACTTTAGTTCTTGCCGGACAAGCGCCGGATGCCCAACATAGGTCTCCAAAGTTTATGCCGTCAGTGCAGGTAATATAATGTCAAAGAAAGAAACCCAGTTTAATTGGTCAGAGTTGTGTTATAAAGTGGACCCGGAGTTGAGTGCACCAGTAAAGCAGTATGTTTTTGATAATGGTAATAAGGTTTTTTATAAGCCCAAGAAAAGGATAAAGTATGGAAATCGAAAGAGCGGACATTAGAACAGGTCTTGATCATACTACTGCCAAGAATGTGGCAGAGCATCTTGACAAGAAATATCCCGGATGGTTATGGGCCGTTCATGTAATGGATGGAGTTGTTACAGTAAAGTCCATGCTTTTGTCTGGTAATTGGGGATTTGTTCTTCACGAAGATAAGATTGATAATGATTACCGAGCAGTTACATTGGCGGGGGGGGAGATTCTAGAGAGGTATAGGCAAAAAACCAATGGGTTTAATCAAGAAAGATACATGGACCTTACGATGGATTACAAGGGTCAATTAGATGGGGACTTTAGTCCGGGGACTGCTTAATGTCTTTAATGAATCCACAACCGCCCCTTAATGTGGGGATAGATTCAGTCAATACTATTGAATCGGAGGCGCCAAAAGAGGATAAGTGGATTAGGATAGCCAGACAGATTTATGATGGTTCTACTGATTACCTAGATGCTAATTTAAGATTTCAATGGGAAAAGAGTTTATCTTTATTTAATAGTAATCATCCTCCGGGTTCTAAATATAACACCTCAGCGTACGAAAAGAGATCTAAGTTTTTTAGACCTAAGACTAGAACTGCTGTAAGGAATCTTCAAGCTGCGATGACCGTTGCATTCTTTACGAATGAAGATGTAGTTAGTATTGAGCCAGCAAACTCTAATGATGAAATTCAGGCTGCGGCTGCAGTCGTGGCTCAGTCTATCATGCAATACAGATTGACCAATACTATTCCTTGGTTTCAAACAATGGTAGCCGCTTTGCAGGATGCGGCTGTTCAGGGTGTGTGTATATCTCATCAGTATTGGGACTTCCATGAGGCAAAAGAGTCTTACATAGAGGTCGATAATAAAAATGAGCCCATCATGAATGAGGAGGGTGAGCCTCAGATTCATGAGCAAATAACAGCTATAAAGGATCGTCCAGTTATAGAGCTTATTTCCCCGGAAAATATAAGAATTGATCCGGCGGCTGATTGGGCAGATCCAATAAAGTCTTCTCCCTATATTGTTCATCTTATTCCTATGTATCTACAGGATGTAAGAGAAAAGATTAAATCCGGGGAATGGCTGGATGTCACTGATGAGGAATTGCTTTCTACAACTGATCAGTCCGAGCAGGACAATACTACTCGATTGGTTAGAGATGAACCTAGAATGGACCCCAAAGAGAATGAGGCAGAGTATGGGGAGCTAAAAGATTTTTGGATAATTTGGGTACACAAAAATATTGTTAAGGTGGATGGGGTAGACCACTGTTACTTTACCGCTGGCACAGAGGTCATGCTCACAGATGCTAAACCGTTAAGGGAAATGTTTCCTTGGCTAAGGGATGAGGAGCGTCCTTATGTGATGGGCGCTGTTAATCTAGAGGCGCACAAGACATATCCATCAGGAACGGTGGAGTTAACAGAAGAACTTCAAGCGGCGGCTAATGATATATGGAACCAGCGGTTCGATAATGTTAAATTAGCCATGAATAAGCGGTATCATATACGCCGTGATAGGAACATTGATCTTGATGCATTATTTAGATCTGTTCCGGGTGGCGCGGTCGAGATGGATGATCCTGATACAGATGTGAGGATTGTTGAAACTAGAGATGTTACTGGGTCTGCATACGCAGAGCAAGATCGAATAAATATGGACTTCGATGAGTTGCAGGGTAACTTCTCAACGTCAACTGTTCAGGGTGCTAGGAATTTGAATGAGACAGTGGGTGGGATGAACTTACTTGCTGGCTCCAGTAGCACTATTGCTGAGTACACGCTCAGAACTTTTGCCGATACATGGGTAGAGAAAACTCTCAAGCAACTTTTACGCCTTGAGCAATACTACGAGACAGATTCAATCATCCTGTCTGTGGCTGGTGAAGCCGCGCAACAGCAGTTTGCAAAATTTAAGATGGATGAAATGATGGATGAACTGCTCCGGCAGGATGTTCTGTTAAAGGTCAACGTGGGATTGAATGCGACAGATCCAATGAAGAGAGTTCAGAACTTATTATTTGGTGTTAATACATTGGCACAATTTCCGGGTGTTGCGGAAAAGATAAACTTGCCAGAATTAACAAAGGAAATATTCGGTCAACTTGGGTTCAAGGATGGGTCAAGATTCATTCTGTGGGATGCGGAAGAAGATCCGAGGATGGCTGAGATGGAGAAAGCGCTACAAGAACTTCAGAATATAATTGCTACAGATCAGCAGAAGACGCAGGGAAGAATGCAGATCGAGCAAGTGAAGTCCGTTGGTGATAAGGAAGTTGCTCAAATTAAGGCTCAAGCAGATCTTCAAAGAGAGCTAATAGGGCAACAAACTGATATTCGAGAAGCGCAAATCAAGCATCAAGACTCTGTGACTAAACGCGGAGAATTGTTGCTTCAACGAGAGGCTCTCTTGAGTGAGATGGACGACAAAGAAATAGAGAGAGAGCTAGAAATACGAGCCGGAGGGAAGGCTGGAACCATTGAAAGAGACAGATACAATAAGATTCCGTTTGCTGTGGGGTAAGAATGGATTACTATAATCCCAGCGATTTGAACGCTGAAGATCTTATCAAACGGGTCCGTATAGGACACGCCACAGAAGAATTTATAAGAACTCCTACTGGATTGACAATTGCAGGAAGGGCTATCAGTGATTACCGTGAGGGTATTGAAGCGTTTCAAAAGATGGCAATGCAGGAGTGGGTGGGTTCTTCAGAGGAAGAACTTCAACAATACCGCAAAATCTCAAACAATCTCGCTACCCCGCTAAAGTTACTCCATTGGTTGGATGCGATAATAACCGATGGAGATAATGCGGAAGCGATTGCAAAATATAGAGAGGCGGGAGACACATGAAGGAAGACTGAGAAATGGCAGATAAAGATGCTACCCCAGAAGTGGATGCAACTGAAGAAGAAGTAGGGCAAGGATATAAAGACGATGCTGAAGAGGTTACTGAACCGGAAATCTCTGAAGAGGAGTATGTATCTGAGCGTCAAAAAGCAATGGATGCAATCGCCGTTAAACGCGACGAAGAATTTCAAGAGGAAGTGGAAGATGTTCTTGCGTCTGAAGAACCACAAGAAGAAAAATCTGTTGAGGAAGAGTCTTCACCATTTTTTAAAGATGGAGACTCGTGGTATACCACTATAAAAGTTGATGGTGAGGATATACAAGTACCATTTGATGATCTAAAAGCATCCCACCAGAAAGACAAGGCGTCCCAAAAACGCTTTGAAGAAGCCGCTGAATATGGCAGAAAGGTTCAAGAGCGAGAAGCTCAACTTAATGCGTATGTTCAGAATATGCAAAAGCAACAGACCAAAGAGGTCAAAAAAGAAGTGCCGCCATCGGAAGACGCGGTTCCAGAGAAGGGGGAGAGTGATTCTGATTTAATTAAACAGTATCATCAGGCCCTTTATGAAGATGATGCGGATAAAGCCGCAGAATTGTTTACTAAAGCCTTGGGACACAGAGGGCGCAGTCAACCTGCTACCCAGAATGTCGAAGAGGTTGTTGAACAGGTTCTAGGTAGAACCTTAGCGCAGCAGCGAGCGCAGACTCAAAGACAACAGCAATGGGCTTACCAGAAGTCACTTGAAGATGCAGTCAAGTGGTTTGATAGCGAGTATCCAGATGTTGCTGGGGTTTCTGAGTTGCGCGCAGTCGCGGATAATCGAACCGTTGCCCTTACCGAGGAACACCCCGATTGGACACCAAAACAGATTATGCAAGAGGCTGCTGAATCGACGCGACAATGGGCGAAAGAATTTCTTTCCCCAAATAAAAACGAAAGGGTGGAGCGCAAAAAGAAAATTGTGCAAAACCCAAAGGCGGCCACTGGCTCCTCAAAGATTGGTGAAGATGAACCCGCTCCTTTGAGCACTTCAGATATCATCAAGGAAATGAAGGAATCTAGAGGCCAAATGTTATAACAATTAGGAGGTAGTAAAATGGCTGGACAAGTATGGTCAGTTAGCACCTCCGGTGGTTATATGTATGCCTTAAATCTCAGCAGACAGTTGAGAATGGCAGTACAGCCTATTGTCAAGTTTAGACAGTTCTGTGATGTCAAAGATGCGGCCCATCAGGGGTTACATCGAGGCGATACATTTCACTGGAACGTGTTCAGCGATGTTGGAACCCAAGGTTCCACGCTCGTTGAAACCAATACTATTCCGGAGACCTCGTTCACGATTTCTCAAGGCACCATGACCATTACGGAGGCTGGCAACAGCGTTCCGTGGACTGGTAAGTTGGATGACCTATCTGAGCAACCCGTGGCCGAAGTAATTAGGAAAGTGTTGAAGACCGATGCCAAGAAGGCTTTCGATAATCTTGCTTCTGCACAGTTTAATAGCGCAGCTTTACGAGTTGTTCCTACTGCTGGCACCAATACGTCTGCGGTCACTTTGACCACAAACGGAACTGCCACGCTGACGAACAACGTAGCGATGGGCAAAGAACATGTGAAGTCGATTGTCGATACCATGAAAGAGCGTAATATTCCCGCCTATACGGGTGACGACTATTACTGCATTGCATGGCCTACAACTTTCCGCGCATTCGTAGATGATATTGAATCCATCAAGCAGTATGTTGATCAGGGTTTTCGTATGATCATGAATGGGGAAATTGGTCGGTACGATGGAGTACGGTTTGTTGAGCAAACATTCAAAGCGAAGGGTAGCATTGGTACAGCGGCTACTGCGTGGACGAATGGTTTGTCTGACTGGATCGTGTTCTTTGGAGAGGATACTGTTGCTGAAGCGGTTGCAGTCCCAGAAGAAATGCGGGGTAAAATTCCGGGTGACTTCGGGCGTGATCGTGGCATCGCTTGGTACTATCTAGGCGGCTTCGGTATCGTACACACACAAGCAGCCCAGTCACGTATTGTGATTTGGGACAGCGCGGCATAGGAGGCTTATTATGAGTTATTCAAATCCTGTAGTTACGCGCATTCAATCCGGTGCTGTTCAAGACATGGGTAATGGAACACCTACCGTTTTCTCCTTTAAGGGGCCAACGGGTATGAAGGGTACTATTATTGATGTGGGTATTGAAGTGACGGAAACGTTTGCTTGTGATAGCACTGAGGCATCATTCCAAGTTGGAACGACAGGTGATGCGGATGCGTACTGCAAACTCAATATAACGGATGGAACCGCGTTAACTGATACATTCAATATCCAAGACGATACGAATGCTATTATTGCGGAGGCTATTCCTGCCGATACTCAGATCGAATGTACTCCAGTTGTTGGGGTGGATTCTGGTACTGAGGCTGGTCAGG